CTACAAGCTCCCTCACCATCGTGCGAAAGCACAACACGCTACAGTCTGGCGTGGCGTGGCTGCTGCGATGGCGGCTGCACTTGGCGCACGCGGGGGAGTGGACATCCCGGAAGATGATAAGCCCGGCGTGATTCGCCATCTGGCACGCCACTACCGCGAGTTCGACAAGCCGCTCCCCGAAGCTGCTCAGCAACAGCGTTCCCTGGATGCACTGACCGACGAAGAATTGAGACAACTTGCTTTCAGGGACATCGAATTCAGAGCGGGAGAGCAAGAGGTAATCGAGATTGAGATCGCGAGAGCGAATCTGACATCGCTGGTCAACATCGCGAAGCATTGGCAGAAAGGTATCAGCGAATCGCTACATGGAGAGATCCAATCTCTGTTGAGCGAAGCCATTGCCGAGTTGCAATCGGCGGAAAAGACCTTGTTTGGAGGCCCATCCGAACAAAAAGCCAAGCTGCTGCGCGAGCTATTGGCAGCGATCAAAAACAACAACTGAGGTGAGAAAACATGAGCGAAGAGATCAAGCAAATCGTGAATGAAATCACGGAAAGAGTGCGGGGAGACATGACCGCACTCGTGAAAGAGGAAGTCGAGCGCCTGAAAGGCGCTTTGGCTAATGAACTTGCAAAGCAAGAGCCAGTTCCGCCTGCGATTCCTGATCGCGCTGAAGCATATGATCGTCCTGTGACGATCAAGCAGGCGCTCTGCATGAGCGAGGCGGAAGTCAAAAGACACCCACATGGGGATATGATCAATGAGTTCCGCGAGCTCAATGATAAGCTGATCCTGATGAGCGCGCTAATGGGGAACGCACAGCGCGGCGTGCTGTTCCCGATTCAGCAGACCAAGCTGTATCAGGAAGCATGGCTGGAAAGCACACTGCGTAAGGCGATGGACAC